AAAGGTTGCCCTCGTTCTGGTAGTGGTATTCTTGCCATTTTATGCCTCCTATTTAATTATACCAGAGACAATATGCCAGAATCAAAAATAACTAACCCTGACTTTATTTCTTTTATTGATGAAGAAATTTGCACTTTAACGTGAACAGATGTAGTCCCTGTGTTTAAAAATTGATAACTGTGGGTTGGCGATGTGCCGTGATAAGAAAAAACTCCAGAATCAAATTTAACAAAAACATCATATGATGGCCTGTTTAGTTCGTCACCCCAAACCGCTGTAATGATTGTTGCAGTAATTGACAGTGCTCCGCTAACTGTTTCAACTGGAGTAGAGTTTGTAATAAAAGTTGGAGACCAATGAGATACCCTGTTTTTATCTTCTGATATAAACCTATATCTAACAATATAAGAACCTGTGTCTGAATCTACTGGGGGCAAAGAAGATTTTGGAACTACTATTTTTTTTGTAGCCACTAGGTTACTCCAACAGAAAATCTAAATTCTATATAATTTTGAGTATTAGGAGATTTAATAATAGTTTCAGCATTATCATTTTTAATAATTGTATAACCTGTTAATCCATAAAGTGGATTTAATGTAGAAATATTTTCTAATCTTAAAGCATCTAAAGCAATATAATAATTTTCAGATGGAACTAAACTTGGACCACTTTCTTCAACAAGAACACAGACATAAATTTTTACCGTTGTAACAATATCCCATGTAAAATTAGCACTTGTGTATAGTTCGTTTATCTTTTTTGAAACAACAAAGTATCTGTTGGTTTCAAAATCTGCAATTGAATTTTCTAAATTTCCAGAACTTCCTTGATTAATTTCTGATTCAAACCTAGCAAACTCTGAACCATCAGTTGATGAAAAATCAATTAAAATTCTAATTGTATCTGGAATGGATAAAGAGGCTCCGTCTTTATTTATTAAAGAAAATCCTAATCTTAATTCATCATTTAATGAGTTTTTTGTAAAATCAACATTTGCACCTGTTAACTTAATATAATTAGAACCTCCTTCAACAACAAAATGATCAAGGGATGGGCCACTATCTTCACTAATAGTAATGTTTGCCTCATCACCCTGAATTAAAATAGTATTATTTAAAAACCTACATCTTTCGTATCGTGATGCACGAGATGTTTTATAAAAGATAGGATTGTCTGCATTTGTTTGAAAAACTGGACTTACGACAGAAATAATATTATTATCTGCTGGACTATCAAGGGACTCTGTTTGTATTGGAATTAATGATGATGAAGAAATTGTTTGATATTGCCATGGCTCTCCAGTTGTAAATGAAAAAACTGTTTTGCTATCATATGATCCAGCAGATGGATTTGATCCAGCAGAATACAGCCCAATTTCAGATATTTCATATCTTTCTTCTGTCGGTAGTTCTGCAGTTAAAACAATTTTGTTATTACCATTTTCATTAATAAACCCTCTTGAAGAAATTGGAACACGGAACATCTCAAAATCTAGGTTTTCTTTTGTAGCAAAATCGTTTGATACATCTCCAGTTTGTAGTGGTGTAGGACCACAGCCAACTGCAATAAATGATGCATAGGCTGGTGCTTGTCCAAGCATATACTTGCCTATAATCGACTTACCAGTATTAGTTATCAAGAGCCTGATTCTCCAAATTCCGCTTCATATATTGTACCACCTGAAGTAATTTGTACTTCAACTTCCTCACCTATTTCAATATTTTCAGCCTCTATTATAAGATTTCCAGTATTTTCATCTAAATACACATAAGACCCACTTGGACCGCTTCCTATTGGGGGTATTTTATTTTCAAACTTTATTGGAAAGTTAGCAAAATATTTATTTGATGTAGATTGAAGACTTAAAATATTATTTGGATTATATTGTTGTTGTATTGATGATAGATTTTTAATTAAATTATAAGAAACAGTTTGTCCATTAACAATGTCATTTCTTGAAATGTTAATTAGTTCGTGTGCCCCAATATCTTCAAATAAAAGATCTGCTATTATTTCAACAGGAACTGATTCATCATCAAATAATACGGTATCTATTGGCGCAGTTTTAACTGATACGGTTGATACTGGTGTTAAGGTAGATCCTGGAGTTGATGGTGTTGGATAAATAATTGGTGTATCGTCAAAAGAAGTGCCTTCGTTACCATCTTTTTTTTCTATTGGAGCACGAAATATATTTCCACTTTCACGTCTTCTTTCTCTTTCAATTTGGCCAGTCGTCATGCCTTCATAGCCTGGTGTGCCAACTAAAGTTTTTGCTAGTTCTGTATAATAATCAGAGTATGAACTTCCAGAATTTGATTGTGAAACATTTACTTTAGGGCTTTCGTTGTATGGAACTGTTGGATTATTCCTTGCCCAATTCATTGCATCTGCGTAACCCATTTTATACCTCACTTAAATATATAGTCATATTTGGTCCATTATTGTTTCTAGAATACTCAATATTATATACTACAAAACGAGATAAATCTGAAGCAACCAAATCCAGACCAGAAAAATCTTTATAATTTATTGTAACAATGTCGCCCAATTGTAAGGTTGGGATTGCAAATATATTTATCCCAATTGATTTTTTAGGCCTCATAGTTTTATTTATAATCCAACCCATTAATTTTTCAGCATCGTCATCTGTCTGTATATATATGCTATCAATAGAAAATTCATTTTTACCATAAATCATTCTACTTTGCTTAATCTCATCATATTTTGCTTTTTCTATAACTGGAGAAATAATTAAGGTGTCACCTTTTAATTCTGGATCAGAAAAATTTCCACGTTTTTTAAAGTATTCATCTACAGTTAATTGTCTTGTTGTATCCTGAGTAAATGTTACACCTTGAATTCTTAAATAATTACCACTAGTTTCATCTAAATTTAATGCGGAATCTGTAGAGTTAAATATTAAAAATTCAGCACCATAAGAATCTGCTAAAAATCCAGAAGTTACATATCCCTTTGTTCTATTAAATGTTGGAGATAGTTGTGCATATAAGGCTGGATAAGCACGATCATACTTGATATCAAAATAAGCACATTCACGCATAATAGACCCAAACTCTTCAAAATACATATTATATTTTGGTGGTTCCTGTGCGCTAATTCCAGACAAATATGTTGACTGTACCACTCCACTCATAGCATATTTTCTAAATGATTCATTAAGATTTATTTCGTTTTCTCCAAATAATCCAGTTTCTTTATTAAAAGTATTTAAATTTTGAGTTTGTCCAAAAACATTATTTATTTCTGGAGACGTTATTGCAACTGTATTTTGTGAATAATTTTTTGATAGCGCATAAATATTTTCAAACATACATTTAGAAGATCCTCTAGTAAATAAAGCCATATTGTTATAAATTGGAAGTGGATCAGAATCGTCAACAACTTGAATTAATTTATTATTAATATATAAATAAAACCTTCTTGTTTTTCCAATATCCTGATATTCTACTGATAAGTCATACACTGTTGAAGTTTCTTCTGACGCTAGCCTTTTTTGTCCAACAAAGTTTCCATCGTCTACGGTAATTTTTGCAAGACCACCCCAAAGTTTAATAGGAATAGCATTATTATTTGCTGCGTCTTTTTTAATTTTATAAAAAACTACATTATTAATAGATTTTTCAGCATTTCCCTTTTCATCAATCTTTAAATAAGAATTAACATTTTCTTCTGTTAATGCAATTATTTCAAAATAATATCCGTTGTTAGTTTCTGGATTAACTAGCAATCCTAATCCTCCAGATCCTCCTCCGATAGTTACGTTTTGATCTGGCTGTACTCCAGATATTTGATAGTATGGCACGCTGCCTACTGGAGTTTGTGATTTATTTACATTATTTTCTATTTTGCCAATAATACGTACTCTAGTTCCAAAATGCTTATAAGCATTATCTAAATTTTTATAAATATATGAAACAAAATTTAATGGAGTTTCTGTAGTTTTAAAAGTTGGACCAGTCATTACTAAGGCTGATGACTGAATTGTTCCAGGCTTTGTAGAACCCAGATTGTTAACTTCTGTTTCTGTTAAAAAATTAGTTGACATAAAATTTTTTATAATACCATTGCGTGTAGTCTGTCTTGCTAAAACATTGTTAACTCCAGCGGCTCCTAAAATAGTTTCTGGATATGATATGTCTGAGTCTAAATTTGTAGTAAATAAAAATTCAGATTTCATATCAATTCCACGAATATTTTCATTATTAAGCCAGTATTGCTGTAACCCTGCTTGATGAGATGTGATCGGAGTTCCAAATTGTCCACGTCCATGCTCTGCTACTGATCCATTTTGCAATCTAGAAATATTTCCAACAGTTTGATAATATGGTGTTGCATATATGCGAACCAAGCCAGTAGGATATATTTTTCCATTAAATGGTAAAGAAGAAAAATACTTTTGGTATTCTTGATTATTGCTAATAAAAACATTTCCAATGCCAGTTATATTAAACTCTACTGCATCATATTTTATTATTTCTCCATTAGAGTAAAAATATCCCTGAAATCTACTAAGCCAATAAATATTTTCTCCAAAATCCATTATGTTATTTATAATTTTATTATTTTCTACTGTTGGAGCAGACTCAGAAAGATTAGAATTTAATGGCATAGCGCTTAAAATATAATTACTTTGATTTGAAGGAATTTCGTTTATAGTTTTTGTAGTTTCTGTACCAGAAACCTCCCACAATAGTGATGGCTTATATATCCAAGTTTTATCTCTATCGATCATGCTTGATTGTTTAATCGAGCCATACGATCTCTGAATGTATCTAGTAGTATAATTAATTTTTCCATCGTTATATATTTTTTTATCTTCTGATGCTATAGATATAATATTAGGCAATGGGGTAGATGACAAATTTTTAAATATTCCAGTTTCTGTTTGAGAATTAGAGCCAGATAGAACAAAATCTGTACTTCTTTCTTCTGTTGTTTCTGGCATAAGATAGTCTTTACTCATAACAACAAGATTATTGTATTCATCAAAAAACATTGCTGTTTGTGTGGCAATTGCCAATTGATTTAAAACCTCTGCAACATTTTGGTCTGGCCCAACAAAGAAAAAAGGAATAACCATTTCTGATTTTTCATCAATTCTTTTAAAAATATAATTACTGAATCCAATATAATCTAAAAGTGTTGCTATTGCATAACTTAGTGATGCCTCTGTTGTAAGTAATCTTGGTGCTGGCATTGATTCTAAAAAGAAAAATAAATCCCTTAATCTAAGAGAAAGAGTTCCTGCAGTAATATTTGCTTGTGGAAAACCCTCAGAGTACAATGTTTTAATTGGAACATAGTAGTCTTGACCAAAAACATCAAGTATTGTTTCGTAAAATATAAACTTAATATTTTTTCTAATATATTTTGAAACAATACTATTTTCATTTTGATCATTAAACGCTTGGTCATTATCAAATAATGATAGTTCTCCATTAGATGCTAAAAGTTGACCTACTGGCAACGATGTGGTTCCAATGTCAGAAAGAGTTTTAGTAATTTTAAAATCAATTACTTTATCAGAAATATCAACGACTAATCTTGGAGACATTTCAATTAAATCAAATGTAGACTCATACTTGTTCATTGTATCTACAACAATTCTTATACCCCGTATATAAACAAAATTACGAAATGTATTTTGACCCTGAATATTATCTACAAAAAATTCTGGAGATGTTAGGTCGCTGATAAAATTACTGTTTGCATTTATTGTTTCAGATCCTAATTGCCATCCATATTGTGGTAAAAAAGTTGAATAACTCCCATTGGTCCAAATATAAAATGTTCCTCTATCTGAATTATTTTCTACAACTAAGTAAGCATACCCCTCTAAACTTAAATCTGGCAAAAGAACAGTTGAAGAAATAGTATCTACAAAAACAAAAGATGATTGATATTGTTCTGGTATTTTTAATCCATATTCTAACTCGACATAGCCATCTGAATTAATAATAGGATCACCAGATTCACGCAAGTCGCTTTGTTTAAAAGAATATGCATCTACCCATTGATTGCCTCTAAGGTATTGAACTTTCCAGTCAGATGGAGTTGTCTTATTTAAATTTCCATAAAACGGATCGGATATTGTCCCAGTTTTCGTATTAAAAACTCCTAAATCTATATCTCCAACATTTGTTTGCATTTTAATTACAATCTTATTTGTTGGGATGTCTTCTTTATAAACCACAAATGGTGCTGCATCATTTATAAAATATCTTCCATTAGAATTAATGTTGGCAATTCCATACTCAGTATTATTTTCTGTTCTATAAGATGTCCAATATTTAAACTGATCATATCTAGAGGGCATATAATATCTAGGTCTTTGCCCCATAAATTCACCAGAGTTAGATAAAAATTTATTATTAAAATATGAAGCCTTATTAATACCAGATCTTGGTCTAAAAGGATTTAAACAATCTTCTAAGGAATAGATTAACTTTAACTTTTCTTTTTTTGATATAAACTGTTGAGGAGTATTATCATCTTTAAATCCACCATCAATGACTACATCTGCATCTGTTGCTCCTGTATAAAAATTGCCTGTATCTAGACTGTCAAAATTATTTGGTACATTAAAATATACAGAAGAATTATCTGTTGGTCTATATCTGTAATTTCCTAATTTAAAAATATTATCTGGCATATTCATATTCCACTCAGCCAAAACTAATGATTTAAGTTTAACGGTTGCTGATTCTTCTAAATGTGCCTTTAAATCTTGACTAACAAACACTTTATACTTCTTCCATTGTTACGGATACGTTCCAAAGATCGTGATTGCTTCCTCCACGTTTTACTACTGAATAACTAAAGTCTGAAATAAAAACTTGAATAACTTGATTATATTCTGCAAGGTGAGTATATGAAGCACCTGTTATTGATCCATCAACTGGGAAATTACTATATTTATCATATGCTAAAAACATATAAAATGGACCTTTATGATTATCGTACCAGTCAAGCAATTCAGATCCTCCAGCACCACCATCAGATGTGAATTCTTCAGAGGGTCCTGTTAAGTTTGTTATACCTGATGAATTAAAACTAGGGTCTGTTGAGTATGATCTTGATGGCAAATTATTCCATGAAACAGACATAGCAAGTTTATCTGCAATATGATAAGATCTCATTCTTCCATTAATGGTTCTTTGACGTTGCTCTATTCTTGTTGGGTTAAATTGCATTTCTCCTCTGTTGTGATCAGAGAGTATTAAAAATTGATCAACTTCTAGTTCAGGAATTTCTCCAACTAACTCTGCTCCAACCTCAAATCCAGTTGGGACATAAAGACCATTTTGAAGTGTTCCAGGATTTTCTGACCATAGTATTCCTTGTGGTCTTTGATATCTTTTTCGTCCAGTTAAATATGCTGCTGTGGCCACTACTTTTGTCCTCTAATTCTTTGAGAATCTATATATTTAATTTGATTCATTACCGCTCTAGCAATACCGTCTGGATTTGCATTTGAGCCTGAAACATTAATTCCTACATTATAATTATACACTGCATTCGAATTATCGCTTACAGATACACTATTAGATGATGGTTGTTGTCCAGAATATGAAGACCCTATCATTGATGGATATTTTGATTCATTTAACATTGAAAGCATTGGGCCAAACTGTTGAGTTGCTCTTTTATTTATAACAAACTCACCAGGAGTTAACATTGCTGGAACGGTATCAGAACCAATCTTTCCACCAACAGCCATATATTTAGGAACTATGCCACCCAATGCTCTTTTAATTGTTCTAGATGGAGGAGGCACCATTGTTTTAGATGTAGGTATTCCGCTGTAGCCACCTGAACTTGCTGTCCTAGATGGAGGAATAGATACCCCTGTCTTTCCAGCGGCAGGGGCTGTAGTCTTTGTTGTTTTTGTTGATGTTTTTGATTTTGTTGTCTTAGGCTTGCCTTCTACTATAGACTCAATGTTTTGTGCTACTCCGCCAGCAAATGCGCCTGCTGATGCTCTAGCAACAGCCTTTAGTGCTGCTTCTAGTCTAGTTGCATCCCCCATTGCTAGTTGTAAAGCATTTCTTAAGAATGAATCTTTCTTTATATCGATATTTGCATTTTGAGCAAGATCTAATGCCTTAACTGATTCATCAATCTTATCTTTGGTTAATCCTAAATAAGTAATGTCTGATTTACGTTTTTCAATTGTTTCTTCTAATTTAGTTTTTAGGTCATTCTGTGATTTAACAATTCTATCAACAGCCAATTTTTGATTATTTAAAGGCTCTATCTGCTGCATTTGTATCTTAGTAATATCAAGTTGTAGTTGTTTATTTTCTTTTTCAAGTTTATTACGACCAAGGGCTGCAATTTGAGCATCCCTAGAGCCTGTCAAAGATGCCTCTACTCTTCCAAAAGCAAAAGATGCTGATCTTTCTCTTGACTCTTGGGCAATAGATGCAGCAGCAGAAATATCTCCACGAGTCAAAGCATCGGCAAGGCTTAGCCTGCTTTTTTCTGCATTTGCGATTTCTTCATTAATTGTCTTTATTTTTGTTAATGCATTAATTTGTAAATCATAATTTTTGTTAATATCTTCTTCTTTTAATGCAATTTGATCAATTAAATAACTGTTGGCTTTTATTCTAGCCTCAAGTG